CTTTTTAGGGTCGTCAGCAATCCCTCTACGCTTTAGATCATAATACACGTTTAGTGGTATTGACGCCACCTTGTTGACATCGCGGTGCCGGTCGGGCGTGTCATTGTACTGGCGCTTGTTGGCTTCCGCGATCGCAGACACATCCTGCTGCGTCTCGATCACGTACTCACCATTGTCCTTAACGTGCCAGTATTGCGTTATGCCGGTGAGTGGATCTCTTCCAAATAGTCTTCGTTGGCCCATGCCATACTCCCATAAGTGAGAGGGGCGACCGAAGCCGCCCCGTCAGTCTTATGATACGTTCAAGTCTGCGACAACTGCGTGTGCAGCTTCGTTCAAGACTTTCAAGCCGAACTCCGCGATGACCATGCGCTTCTCAGCGTCACCAGTCTTCGCCAACTCAACTTGTTGGATTGGACGTAGGTAGCAGACAGATGCGTACTCTGGATCTAGCAACCATGCGTCACGCTCACGTGAGAAGCGGTTAGCAACAACGTTCAATGTGCCGAAGTCTGACAAGTAAACGTCAGCAGCACCGATGATTGTTGTTGGCGCGTCTGATGGCGCTTGGTAACGCTGTGCCGCGATACCCGCAAAGCCTGATACAACAGTCTTGTTGTGTGGGCCTACCATCAAGATGCTTGGCTGTCCGCCAGAAACAAACGCTTGCTGCATTGCGTCTTTCAGCATTGTCTCAGTGAAGTCACGCTGAGTGCCGTCTGTACGTGCAGTTGTACCGTCGCCAGTTGTTAGACCGCCGCCTGTGCCAACGTTCTCGTTTGACGCGATCCATGCGCCCAAGCCGCCTGTCTCACGAGCTGTTGAAGAGTTACCAGCAACTTGCGCGTTGTTCGCAGTCAAAACTGCTTCGATGTCGCGCTTCAACTCTTTACCGCGCTTCGCTAGCTGGTACGCTAGTTCGTCGTTGCGGCCTGCTGTGTCTAGCGATGAAAAGTTGTCAGCAACGATTGTGGTGCGACGGCGGATGTGTGTGTAGTTGCCTACACGGCTTGTTGCCGCTGTGCTGTCGAATGATGACACGTCGTCACCATCGATGACTGCAGTTGTGCTTGTTGAAGCCAAGCTGTCAGTCTGCCACTCGAAGTAAGTGTTGTTTACGTTCTCAGTTCCAACGTTGGACTGAAATGGCACCTCTTCAGGTGAAATGTTCGCGATTACGTCTGCAAGACTTTCGCGGATACCAACACCACTATGTGATGTGAATGTGTTAGTTACGATTGCCATGATGGCCTCCTAGAGTAACGATTTGATTGCAGCCGCGGCATCATAGACGCGACCAGTTTCACGTGCGCGCTGTAGCGCTTGTTGTTGCTCACTTCTAGGTTTAGGCTGCGAACCACGAGATCCAGCTTTTAGCGTCTTTCTGGGCTTCTGCGTCTTCGGCTTTTGCTTAGCCTCCGTTGCGCGTGTCTGACCCTTATCGTACAGCATTGCTTTCCTCGCTAGCTTCACAAGCGTCGCATTCGTTAGACCGTTGACATCTTGCTCGGTGAAACCCTCTGTCAGGAGGAATGAGCGAATGTCTTTGGCCTCTTTGGACGCGACAGATGTGTCACGCCATTCTGGAATGATCTCAGGCAGGATTTGGCGCTGCTGCTCAAAGTATTGAGCCTGCATTTGCTCCACGCGCTGCTGCTCTAATTGAGCCATACGCTGACGCTCAGCTTGGACTGCATCAAGTTGCGCTGCGCGCTCTTCTTGCTGCTTTCTCCACTGGCGTTCTGCCTTCGCTGCCATCGTGGGGTCTGTATCGTACAGAGTGTCCCAGTCGGGCTCCTGTTCAACCGGTTGCTGCAAACGCTCCTGCAGTGCAGGTAACATCTGAGCGTATTGAGCACGTTCACGCTCGATCTCTTCATACTGTGCGGCCATCTCACGACGTGCCTCCGCCAGCTCTTGAGTTTTGCGTGTATAATCCCGATGTCTCAGATTTCCGCGTTTTAGCTCCTCGACGGTAATCTCTTCTCCATCTACTTCGACCGTGGCCGCCAGTATGTCGAAAGATGCGTCGCCTTGCTCGTCGGCTTCGTCCTCGTACTCGTGATCGCCTTCGGGCTCTGCTTCGTACTCTTGAGAGTATTCTTCAGTGTCCTCTGGCATTTCGGCTTCCGCCTCAACGGCTTCTGCCTCAAGCGCCTCAGTGTCCGTCACGTTATCCTCTTGGGGCGCGATCATGTCTCTGATGGCATTTTGTGCTGTGTTCAGATCAGTCCCTAACGGGTTATTGGCTTCTGACATTGCTATAGCTCCATATTATGCGGCTATTTTTGCTTTTTTTCAATAGTCGCATTATCTTCCATTGCACGCAGCTTCTGGCGAAACGCCTGTACACCGCGCAGTTTCATGTAGATATCCTCGCGGACATCTCTATCGCCGGTGTTCGTTGCCTTGAACTCCTCCCAGCAATCCTGCTCCGTCTCATCCAGAAAACGTATGAGATCGGTGTCACGTAAGAGACGGCCAGCTTCCTGACCGTCATCTATGATTTGCTGCTTACTCTTCACCATCTATTCCACTCTTTATGACTTCGGCTTGCGCCTTCATCACCTCCCGATTAATCGCCAGCTCAGACCGGATCTGCTCCACGTTAAGCTGCGTGCCATACTTGGCTTTCATTTCTTCCGCCTTCACGAATAGCTCCGCATCCAACTCGTCGCGCTTGCGATCGTCTTCCATGATCATCTTTTCGCGTCCAAGCTGCAGCTCGGCTGCCTTCTTCTGGATATCCGCTTGGATCTGCTGGATCTGTACGGCGATCAGTTGCTCGTTGATGTCTGGCTTGTCTTCCTGCGGAGGCGCTTGGAACTGCGCAGGGTCTGACCAGAATTGCGATGCATCCTTGAAGCCCGCGAGCTCCGTCATCGACTTCAGTGTGTTGGCTAGCTTACTCATGTCTGTCAGCGGATTAACTGGGCCCATCTGCATGATGGCCTCTTTCTGCATCTCGCCGATTTGGCGCATCATCATCATGCGCTCGCTGTCAGAACCGCGGCCAAGTGCGACGTTGATCGTCACATCCATATCCGCATTCCAGACGCGTGGGTCGATCGGCACAAACTCGTTCGTCAGGCGAACCATACGCGCGCGATCCTGATGCGTCGTAATGAGGTGCAGCACGATTTTGTAGAGCTGCTTCATTCCGGTTTCAGCAAATATACGCGCAATCAGCTCGATATGCTGCTGAGCGGCGCTCACAGTCGCCTGAACGGCTGCTGCGGTAGATGATTGCAGCGCACCCGCATCCAAGCCTGCAGACGCCTTTGAGATGCCTGTGCGGGCCTCTTTGATCTCGTCCATGTATTGCAGGACAGGGAATGCCTGTTGGCCAACGAATGGCATTGTCAGCGGCTGCACCTGACCGGCTTGTCGTTGGCGGATAATCGCGCCAACCTCGGTGTTCATGACGTCCTCGATGTTCACCATGCCCTCGGTCACGGCGACGCGTGGGTGGATAGACATGGACAAGCTGTCGAGCGTGTTGCGCATGATCTGCGACTTGATGCGCTGGATGTCCATCACGGTGTCCGCGATTGACATGCCAAAGAAGTCGTGCGCTTCGGGGTCTGGGCAGAATACCGCAAACGGCACCATCGCGCATGGCTCATTGGCCAGAATAGTATTACCGTCACCGGCTGTGCACACCTTACGCAATTCCGCGATGCCGTCGCCGTCGTAGTCCACTTTGATGTAGTTTTCGACGTAGAGCACTTTCTTCATCGCCGGATCGTAGCGCTCGTTCATTTCGTTGGTCAGCGCCTTGTTACGCGTGTAGCGCTCGACGTTCGTCTCCATCTCGTCATACGCGGACGCGAGGGAAGACACCTCGTCATAGTCGTAGCCCATTGCCACGAGCTCAGACACGGTCACGACGCGTCGGTGTGCAACGTAGTCGCTGTCCTCAAGTGACTTTGCCTCGCGTGAAATCAGGAACTCTTCCGGCGGCACGGCCTCCAGCTTAACGCGTCCGTCTGGGTGAACGTAAGTTACGCGCACGGCGTGCACTGCGGGTGGAGGTACGATTTCGCCAGTCATCATGTCAATGCTGGGCTCGCCAACCATTTCGGATGCGACGATGTCGACTTGCGCGTCAGGGTCAGCCATCAACGCGGCTAACGCGGTGTCGTCTAAACCGGTCAAGTCATGCGTCTCAAACTTTGTCTGGTCATCCCAGTAGCACTTGATGATGCCAGCCTTGCGGATCAGCGCGTCCTTAAACGCGGCGTGCATGTGCAGGAAGCCGTTGTTGTCGCGGTTAATGATGAAGTTTGCGTAGTCTGTCGCCTGCTTCGCGGCCTCAATGTCCTCTGGGCCTTGCGGCATGTATTCCACTGTGCGCTCGGTGCTGTGGAAGATGCGCATTAGAGACGGCATGATCGCCTGCACGGTGTCGCGCACGTCCATGCTGACAACTTGGCTGCGGCCCTCTTCCTCATCGCCAAACGGCTCGCCGCGGTAGTATTGCGTCGCGGTGGCGCGTACTGGCGAGATCCAGTTGTCGATGTAGTCGATCGCGTCCTCGATCTCCTTGCCGACAATACCCTGCAGCTCGGCGTCGTCCATCTGGTCTGGGTTGATGATGCCTTCTAGCTCATCAGAGAGTTTGCTAATCTCATAATCCATCAGTCTAGTAATCCTTTTGGCCGAAGTTTCGGACGTGGCGAGACAAGTACGCCAAAATTAGAGGGCAACGTAGAGCCAAACAAACTCTCATAGTCTTCACCGACTTTTCGCGCATACTCTCGCTGCTCCTTCTTTGTCATCGCAGCGGCGGAACCGCGCCTATCAAACTCTGCTGGGCCTGCGTTGTACGCGGTCAAGGCGCCCTCTGCGTCGCTTCCGTATTTAGAGATAAGCTCTTTTAAGTAAGGCTGGCCGACAGCCATGTTGATCTCAGGGTCTTTGAGTAGCATGACGGCCATGTCACGTGTTTCATCTGTTTTTGCAATCGGGTAACCAAGCGCCCGCGCTGCATCAAAGACGCTTGGAACATTGCGTCGCGGACTTTGCATGAAATCTTCAGGCATGATCCCCATTAAGCCTACAGCTCCAGACTTAGAAACCGCACGCGGGCGTCCGCTACTTTCACGTTGGATTACTGCCTGCACCAACTTGTCAAACGTCAGCATGTTATCCATCACCACTTCACCTTGTTTGCCCAATACGCAGCGGACATTTTGCCCTTTGCAATGTTTTTCGCGTGACGCGCCTTAAACGACTTGCTGCGCGCCGTAGTTTTCTTGTCGCCGCTGACACCCTGCTGGCCAAAGCGGATCGTTTTAACCTTGTCGCCTTCTTTCGCGACCACGACGTGCGATTTCGTCGGGTGCTTCGGGGTGCGCTTCGGCTTGTTGTAGCCAGATACGCCGACACGAGATAACCGAGCATCTTTCTTCTTCTCAGGCATTA